CCTCTTTTTTAACCCCATTCTTAGATCGTTATGAAGAAACCTAGGCGCCCTCCCGTAACGTCCGTTGAGCAGACCATGAAGCTCATGGAGGACGTGGCGAAAGGTCCGCCAGATCCTCCGGCGCACGTAAAGCTCCGGCCGTGGGACATGCCGTTCTGGGACGGGATCATTGCCCAGCGGGCGCGGGATGACTGGACCGAAGTTGACTTGGTGGTAGCTGCCCAGTTAGCTAGGACTCAGGCGGACTTTGAAACCGAGTCGCTAGGACTTGAGCACGAGGGCACGACCACATCGAAAGGGCTTAATCCCCGGTTTCTGGTCGTTGAAAAGTTGGCTAACCGGGAGATGGCGTTGATCCGGACGCTGCGTCTTGCTGGACTCGGCAATGCGTCAGACGTGAAAGAGCGGCGCCGGCTCGAGCGACAAGCGGAATCCCTAGCGGCGGAATCGGTCGATAGCGAGGACGACCGGCTGCTTGCCTGATGCCTACCCGCGCCGATGACGTCATCGCGTTCATCGAGAAATACTGCCTGATCCCGTCCGGCGATAAAGTCGGTAAGCCGTTGATTCTGGAGGAGTTCCAGAAGCGGTTCATTCGGGATGTTTATGACAATCCATTCGTTACCCGCCGCGCCTATCTATCGCTTGCCAGAAAGAACGGCAAGACTGCCCTGATTGCCGCTTTGCTGCTAGCGCACATTGCGGGACCGGAAGCAAAGCAAAACACGCAGATCGTCAGCGGTGCACAGTCGCGGGATCAATCTGGCTTGCTGTTCGAGCTGGCCGAGCAGATGGTCAATCTGTCGCCGATCCTGAGTAAGAAGGTGCGGATTGTGCCGAGCGGTAAACGGTTGATCGGATTAAAGAAAAACGTTCATTACAAAGCGCTGTCCGCGGAAGGGAAAACGGCTTACGGCCTGTCGCCGGTACTGGCGATTCTGGACGAAGTAGGGCAAGTCGAAGGGCCGCGGGACAAGTTCATCTCCGCGATTACTACGGCGCAGGGCGCTTACGAGAATCCGCTCCTTATTGCAATTTCTACACAGGCCCCGACCGATCACGACCTTTTCTCGATCTGGCTGGATACGCAGGAAACCTCGCCGGATCCGCGCATTGTTTCTCATGTCTACATGGCGCCGGAGGATTGCGAGCTCGATGATCGCAAGGCATGGGCGGCGGCGAACCCAGCGATGGGAATCTTCAAGGCCATCTCGGACCTGGAAATGGAGTCCCGCAACGCCTTAACCATGCCGGCCAATGAGCCTGAGTTTCGGCAGTTGAGCCTGAATCAGCGGGTCGAGTCTGCAAACCCGTTCATGACGCGGGCGGTTTGGGAACGTAACTCGGCGGCACCTACGCCGATAGATGGCCGGCAGATTGATCTCGGGATCGATCTTTCAGCGGTTCACGACTTGACCGCGGTTTTGGCTTTGGACGTGGAAGATTTAAGTATCAATCCTTTCTTCTGGTTGCCGGAAGTCGGATTGGCACAGAAGGCAAAGCACGATCACGTTCCGTGGGATTTATGGAAGAAAGAAGGGCATCTCAACACGACGCCAGGACGCGCGATTGAGTACGAGTTCGTGGCTGAGTTCCTGCGTGGCATTTTCGACAAAGCCAATGTCCGGTTTGTCGGCTTTGACCGCGCTTTGATGCGGTTCCTGCGCCCGTGGCTGGCGAAGGCTAACTTCAGCGACGCCGAGCTAGCGAAGTTCATCGAGTTTGGGCAGGGCACGCTGAGCATGACTCCAGCGTTGCGTGAACTAGAAGTACAAGCGGTTAACGGCAAGCTGAAACACGGCAATCACCCGATCATGAACATGTGCGCCAGAAACGCCATAGTGACCGGCGAATCCGGAGCTAGAAAGCTGGACAAAGTACGGGCGCGCGGCAGGATCGACGGCATGACTGCCCTTGCAAACGCATTCGGCGTGCGTCCTAGTGACGCTGTTATCAATCCAGACTACTCACTGCATTTCGTGTAACGAGCTTTACTCCGCGTATGGAATTTTGGGCTGCCTTCGGGTGGCCCATTTTTTTGTGCGTCGGACGTGCGTAAGGCGCGACACAGCGCCGTCTCAGACATAACCAGCGCCACGGAGGCGCATTTCCTTACGGAGTTATATCAATGCAAAGCAAGCTAGCAAGAGGCTTCACGCTCATCGAGTTGATGATCGTCGTTGCCATCATTGGGATTTTGGTCGCAATCGCACTTCCTGCCTATCAGGATTACACGGTGCGTGCGCGAGTTACTGAGGGAATGGCAGTAGCTTCGGCGGCGAAAGTCGCTGTCGCTGACAATCATTCTTCGGGCAATCCTGGTGGTAACGCTGCCGGATACAGTCTTGGCTACACGCCGCCCACTGCGACGCCGAACGTGGCTGCTGTTGCGATCACTCCAGTAGATGGAGTTATCACCATTACGACCACGCTTGCCGCCGGTGGTGGGACTTTGACTGTGACGCCCAATTCACCGATAGGCGTTGCCTTGCCGATTGGCACTGGACCGTTTACGCCGTCCGCTGACTCGCTGGCTTGGCGCTGTCGTGCCGTTGGTGCCGTTGCCAATGGTTTTGTAGGTGGCGCAGCGGGAACGTTGCCACAGCGATTCGCACCCGCTGAATGCAAGTAGTTGTTTAGTGCTTTACAGCTTGCGGTCGCTCTGGCCGCAGGCTGCTTCACTTGGGCTCAAATCTGGGCCGACGTCCCGTTCTTCATCGCGTTGCCGATCGGACTGTTGATCGTCTCGATCTTCGCTAGCCCTCTCGAGGTCAATAAATGAATCGTTCATGGTCAGTGCTGACCGTCAAATCTATTGACGAGGATCAGCGCGTTATCACGGGCATTGCCAGCACGCCTTCGACCGATCGCGTGGGCGACGTCGTGGAACCAAAGGGTGCGAAGTTCAATTTGCCGATTCCGTTCCTGATGGATCACGGCAAGAACGGCTCGGACGACTCGATCGGGCATGTGATCTCGGCCCAAGTAAAAGCCGATGGAATCCACATCAAAGCCAAGATCGAGCAAGACGCTGCGCTGCCGTACCTGGACGCGGCGTGGGCAAAGATCAAAAAGGGTCTAGTCCGAGGTCTATCGATCGGATTCAAAGGCATCGAAGTCGAGCGCATCAAGGATGCCGGCATTCGATTCAAACAATGGGAGTGGCTCGAGCTTTCAGCTGTCGTCATTCCCGCCAATGCAGAAGCGTCGATCCTGACTATCAAGTCAGCCGACGTATCGCATCAAAGCCCCGCGTCAGGGGCAGTAACAACCGTGGCGAGCCATAAATGGAACGCCGCCGATATGCCAAAAATAGTCGATGCACTGATTTCGTCCGGCGTCTCGGGCAACTCAACCTCTAAAGGATTACGAATGAAAACCTCAGTCGCCGAACAGATCGGCAACTACGAGGCCGAGCGCGCCTACAAAATGCAGCAGATTCAAGCCCTGCTGGACGCCTCAGCCGATGAAAGCCGCCCTCTTAACGATACGGAACAGAAGCAATACGACGAAATCAGTGCTGAAGTCGAAGGCGTAGACAAGCACGTCTCGAATCTTCGCCGGCATGAAAAACTGCTTTTGACCGCCACTCCGGTCACGTCGGAAGCGGGCAACGATCCTGACATCGCATCCCGTGTCCGTCAGGATTCCGGACGTCCCGGATCAATCATTTTCTCCAAGAGCAACAGACTGCCGGGGACGGGCTTCACTCGCCTATGCATGGCCGTCATGGCCGGCAAAGGAAGCGAGTCGGATACCGAGCGCTACATTCAGCGCAATTTCCGCGATACGCCAGAAGTCGGTCTCGCCTACAAAGCCGCCGTCGCGGCTGGTACCACTACAGACGCGAACTGGGCCGCGCCGCTGGTCAATTACACAGACCTGGCGTCTGAGTTTATTGCTCTTCTGCGTCCACGGACGATTCTGGGCCGCATGCCTTCGCTGCGCCGCGTGCCGTTCAACGTTCGCATGGCGAAGCTGGCGAGCGGTGCAACCGGTGGATGGGTGGGAGAGGGATTGTCCAAGCCGGTGTCAGCACTTGACTTCGATACCGTGACGTTCCCGTTTTACAAGATGGCTTGCATCGTTGTCCTGACGCAAGAGTTGGTGAGATTCTCAAGTCCGCAAGCCGAAGCAACTACGCGCGACGAACTACTGTCGGCGATTGCTCAACTTGAGGATGTGAGTTTCATCGATCCCTCTATCGCGGGTACGGCAACGGTTCAACCGGCCTCGATCACGAACGGCCTGACTGCGATCGCCAATCCTGGTACGACGGTAGCCACCATCACCGCCGCCCTTTCGACCGCGTTGAGCAACGCCGCAACGGCGAACATCGACCTCTCAACCGGCGTATGGGTAATGCATCCGCGGTCTGCGGTTTATCTGTCGACCGTGCGCACGACTCAAGACATCCTCGGCTTCCCCGGAATGGGCCTGACGGGCGGAACATTGCTCGGCTTCCCGGTGATTGTTTCGGGCAACGTGCCGGCGGATACCGGCTCGAGCAGGTTCATCGCCTTCATCGTTCAGAACGAAGTGTTCCTGGCCGACGATGGAGTGACGCGCATCGATGCCAGCGATCAAGCTTCGCTCCAAATGGACAGCGCACCGTCCGCCGGAGCGCAGTCGTTAGTTTCCTTGTGGCAAAACAACATGGTCGGTCTGCGGGCTGAAAGGTTCGCGAACTGGGCACGGCGCCGCACGGAAGCAGTGCAGTTGATCGAAGACGTGAGCTTCTAAGCATGGGGACGGATCGCAAGGTCCGTCTCGTGGCTACCGAGTCTCAGTTCTACGGGACTCGGCAGCTGCGACCCGGCGATAAGTTTGAAGTGCCCGATAGCGACGCGGAAGACATCATGGCGCTCGGCATCGGACGCAAGGAAGAGGCGAAGCCTTTATCGGTCAAGCAAGCCAGCAAGCGGCCGGCTAAACCCGTGAAACCCAAACGTAAGTATGTGAAGTCCGGCAAGTACAAACGCCGCGACATGCGAGCCGAGGACTAATGCGTATTGGCAGATTCGAGATATCGCTGAAGGCACCCGTGCCGGCTTTGTCGATTCACAATTCCTCCGCTCTTGTCCCATATAGCGGCGGCGGTGGATGGCTGAGTACGATCCTTGAGCCGTTTAGCGGCGCATGGCAGAGGAACATTCATGCCTGTGACCCGAAGAATGTGCTCGCATTCTCAGCGGTCTATACGTGCATTTCTCTGATTGCAGGAGATATTTCCAAGCTGCGCATCAAGCTAGTTGAACAAGTCGGCGGCATCTGGCGCGAAGTCACCGAAGAGCGAGGCACGGCTTTTCGTCCAGTTCTAACGAAACCTAACGACTTTCAGACGCGCATCCAATTCCTATCGCAGTGGCTATCCTCAAAACTGACATACGGCAACGCCTACATCCTGAAACGCTACGACGGACGCGAGACAGTCAAGGCGATGTATGTCTTAGACCCGCGCTGCGTAACTCCGATAGTGACCGAAGAAGGCAACGTTTGGTACACGATCAAGCGTGATCCGCTCTCGACCGTCATAGAGGAGTCCTACGCGGTCCCTGCGAGCGAGATCATTCACGACACGATGGTCACGCTATGGCATCCGCTAGTCGGGGTGAGTCCTATCTACGCGTGCGGTGCAGCGGCGATGCAGGGGCTAAGGATTCAGTCAGACAGCGAGAAATTCTTCGCCAGCGCATCTAGGCCGAGCGGCATATTGAGCGTTCCAGGCGAACTTACTGATGCGCAACTAGAAGCGCACAGACAGCGCTGGAATGCCCAATACGGGCCGAATGGCGAAGGCGGGACTGCGGTGCTAAAAAATGGAATGAAGTGGGAGCCGATGCGGATGTCTGCCGTAGATGCTCAGTTGATCGAGCAATTGCGCTGGACTGTAGAAGACGTCGCCCGTTGTTTCCACGTTCCGCTTCACATGCTCGGCGTGCAAGGCTCGAACCCGAGCTACAACAACATTGGCGCTCTGAATCAACAGTACTACGCGCAGACGTTGCAAGTCCTGATTGAGTGCGTCGAACTATTGCTGGATGAAGGATTGGGGTTGCTCAATGCCGGATACGGCGCCGAACTCGATCTTGAATCCCTAGTTCGTATGGACCCGGCCGCACGGATCGAAACTGCGGCTCGAGCGGTAGGCGCTGGCATCTGGGCGCCGAACGAAGGACGGGCCAAAGAAGATATGCCGCCAGTTGCCGGTGGCGATACGCCATACCTGCA